ATCCCTGACAACTATGCGTACTAGATACAGATCAATACCTTATCCCCAGTCCCCGGCGTCCTCTTGGACTGCCCAGACTAAGCGGATAAGTACCGGCCAGGTCTTAGGTAACAGCTCTGGTTCTCAGGCTGCTACTTCGACCGGATTCGAGACTGAGATCATCGAAGATCAAGGTCCTGAATCCAATGGCGTTAAGGGGGTAACGCACAAACGTTTAACCTATAGGATAAACGATAGTTCGTTATCTATTGAAGGCTGGCACCCGAATAGCGACTTGGATAAATTCACTAGAATTACATCTGGTCGTTTCTCGTTATGGAATCCAGCTCTGGGTATGTCGGCTCCTCCGCATATTACGGAGACCGATATAGCCATCTCGTATCCCGAAACCAAGGAACAGTTACTGCGCAAGGCCATGCATCGCTTCTATGATGTTAATCAGACTGATAGTCTCCTTAACATACTTGAGGCTCAGCAGACCGTGAGCAGTGCTTATGCCATCCTTCGTGATTTGCGAGCGATCCTATCGGGGAAGTTTCCTTCCTTGACCGGGTCTATCGCAAACCATTACTTAGGATGGTCGTTTGGTTTCGCGCCTCTGATAGCAGACATAAAGGCGCTCTCTCGAGAGCTACCCAAACTTAGGGGTAGACTTCGGAAGCTCGCCAAGGATGCTACAGCGTCGCACACCGTGTCGGCCTATTGCAACGGTACTATCGCACAAGCGTTAGCACCGTCTAAACAGGTCGGCTACTCGCCCGTCCCGAACCCTACTCCCTTCAATGGGACCTGGTGGCACTGCAAGGTTTTACCTACAGTGGTGCCGTGTCTCAGAGTTGGGGTTAGAGGTAAGAGAGCGATAGAGTATAATACTAACCTCTTTCAAGAGGCGGATTATCTACTATCGCGTTTTATCGCCACTGGACCAGCCTCTTTAGCTTGGGAGAAAGTTAAATTCTCCTTCGTCATCGACTGGTTCGTGGATCTTACCGGGCTGATCGATTTCCTTGATAACTCCTTAGTGGGGTCATCCAAGAAGATCGAGAAATGTTGGTGGTCTGAGAAGTACTCCATACTCATACCCTGTTATAAACATACAGGGTGGGGTGTGGGGGAACCTCTCGATGGCCAGCAAGTAGCGCTTAGTTCAGTTCAGTACTATCACCGAGAGCCCCTGTCACCCGATCTTTCAATCGGGTGGTCGGGCAGGTTCGGAAAGAAACAAGGCGGGCTATCGCTCGCTCTGTTCTATCAAATGATAGCGAACCTTCGCAAATCGCGCTAAATGCGCAACAGCAACATCCAATAAGAGGATAAAACAATGAATAATAACATCACGGTCAAGGCAAAGGACTATGTCCTGGCTTACAGCGATAAAACTGGAAGCCTCCGGACCTCGGCTACGGATGGTAATGCGTTTCCGCATTCCATCCAAGTCGCCCATATCGACGTCATCGACGCGAAGTCAAAACTTCCGGCGAAGCAATCGAAACTGGTTGTGTCCATGTCTCACAAGGATACTGGCGGGGTAAACCCCGCTGGTATTCCTGTCACCGTTCAGCTGACGGTTCGTCACGGCACTGGGATTAACGCCCCGACCAATACCGAGCTCTTGCTCGCCATTGATTCGATGCGTCAGATCCTCGCCGCTACGAGCGCCGATGCGTCGGCACTGAACCTCTCGAGTGACATCTTTGTCACGAAGAGTCAGTAACCTACAAATCGGGCTACCTGGTTATCCAGGTCAATAACCAACAATAGTTAGTATATAGACATGAATAATCAGAAACAATCAGCTGAAGGCGGACTAGGTGATGTAGATCAAGGTTTTATCCTCGAATCTTATCATCGCCTGCTAGCGGACGTACGTATACTGTCAGGAGTCCACTTGGACATCCCTGATGAGATTGCGTATAGTTGGGTGCTAACTATAGCACCGAAGCTAGACAAAGCTGTCCTGGCTTATCTAGAGGAGGGTACTATTCCCTGTGACATTACTGAGTCACGAGCATGTCTTCTTTTAGACATGTTTCCTCTGTGGCTAAGGCCACTCTTAGAAGAGTTTCTCTTAACAGGGAAACCTTTTCTACTAAGATTGCTTCGGACAGCCTTGCAGTTCGTCTACAAGGTCGAACATGAACCAACATCGGAACAAATCTCGGATGCCGTTCTGGCATTCGAGCAGACCGAAGAGGCTTGTGCTCTATGGGACAGTGTCCATATTGGTCACTACCCAGAGTGCCACGTGCTCTCTCTCGCGCGAAAAACCGTTGCCTATACCATTGGTAAATGCAACTGGCGGAAGCTAGTCCCTCGTCATGGTCCTGGTGGGGTTTTCCCCACCTTTGATCATTACGATAGGACTAACTTCACAAACATATATGAGACCATAGAGGAATACTTCCCGTTCTTCGATTATTTCTGTATGCTCCCGAGTTTCATCTCGGAAGTTATACAGTCGAAGGGTTGGCAAGATTCCCCACCGTCTCGTAATATCGTTGCTAAGTTCCAAGCTGTCCCCAAGGACTCACGGGGCCCACGCATTATTTGCGTGCATCCTCGCGAGTCTGTTTGGATTCAGCTCGGCTTAGCTCGGGTATTAGAAGATGCTATAACCCGCTCACCCCTCACGGGGGGGCGGATTAACTTCACGGATCAAACCGTGAATGGTCTTCTTGCTCTATCGGCTAGTGCTGATCAACAGTATTGTACTATTGATCTGCGTGAAGCCAGTGACAGGATGAGTAGGGGTCTAGTTAATCTCCTCTTCGGAGATTATACTTCCTCTATATTGTCTTGTTGTAGAGCAAGTCACATAGCTATGCCCGATGATCGCGTCCTTGAACTGAAGAAGTGGGCTCCTATGGGAAACGGATTAACGTTTCCTGTTCAGAGTCTCGTCTTCTGGTCATTGGTTCGTGCAGGAATCGAATGTGTCCATGGCGTTAAAACCACGGATATATTCGTTTTTGGAGACGACATTATCGTTCCTTCAAAGTTCTACGATGGAGCAATCCGAGGTTTGGTCTCTGCTGGGCTAGTGCCCAACCAGAACAAGACCTTCAGACTGGGGTTCTTTAGAGAATCCTGTGGCGTTGATGCTTTTAAAGGCGTCGTCGTTACTCCATTGAGAATGAAGAAAGGTAGTGTCAGCTCGCTCAACTACATCGTCTCTAATCTTGACTTAGCCAAGCGGCTAAGGCAAGGTGGTTACGAGCAGTGTGCCTCGTATATATACTCATGCTGTCGGTCGGCCTTGCGTAACATGAGATCGCGTAAATTCCCTAAAGGAATTTACCTTCCTCTATGTAATAACGCATGGTCTGCTGGATTGTATGAGTATATTAACGTTGACCTTGCACATCTCATGCGTAGGGAGCCTCGACTAAAGTTTAGTAGAGACTACCACACATGGGGGAGCAGGGTCCTCCTTGTAAGGGCGCGCTTGGATGCGCGCCCCAAACATGATTGGTATCATGTACAAGACTCCCTGTTAGCTATTGGTAATTCCGATGGCTGCACGGAGCGAGGCACTGAGTATGCGATTCCATACCGCACACGACCGTCGTATGGTTGGACAGACTGTATCTATTGATATAGTCCACTAAGG